TCGTATGACTTAGTCATCCAAAAATCTGATTTAGTTGGCTATATGACTGTAGTAGGTGGCAAAACTGTGCTAGATTTTGACGCAACCGAGCAAAAAATTGGTAAAAACTGTGCAAATCTCAAGCCTATGGTTATAGGCGACCTTGTAGATATCAAAGATTTTATGGCAGATTTGTTTACGGATGTGAAGAGAACACTACAACTAAACAACGAAAAGCAAACCGAGTCCATTGAATCCATGAACTCACTTATCAGTGAAGCCCAGCAACTAAGCGACGCTGATGAATTTAATGCGTTTATTGATGTAATTTCCACGTCAGGATTGAATAAGTCAGAAAAGTTGCAAATATGGAACAAAGTTATCAACCTAGCTAAGCAAAAAGGCATACAATACATTGCTAAAAACAAGGTATTTGTAGATTCAAGCGAGGTTGAAAATGATTAAGGTCAGCGCCTCCAATTTAGACAGCTATCTCAAGTACATTCACGGCGCTATCAATGAAGATATGTTGATTGTTTCGCTACTAAGTTACTCGGAGCCTAGCTTAAAAATGCAAATAGGCACTGAATTTCACTCTAGCATTGAGGATATACACAAGCCGTGCAAAATCTTCAATCCTAGCCAATTACAGGCAGTCAGGGAGCAATATTCAAGTGCTTTAAACAACAACGCGGGCGTTCATGAAATGAAAGTGCGTGGAATTATTGACACCCCGTCTGGCGAGCTTGTATTGACTGGAATGGCTGACCTACTTAATGGCTTAAAAGTGGTGGAATTCAAAACTACTTTTGGCAGCTTTGACATTGATAGGTACTTTGAGTCAATACAGTGGCAGGTGTACTTGCATTTATTTGGTACCGACGTGGTAGAATATGTAGTTTTTCAATTTCCGTCAATACCAACCGCATTAAAAACACTTCAGGACATCGAAAACACAGGCAAGCCTTTGGAGTTTACAGACAAGCATGTATTCTCAATGCATAAAAGCATGTTAGATACACAATATTTGCGGTCAGTATGCGCGGGTTTGTATGATTTTATCAAGTTACGTGGCATTGAAAGTCAAATGACCTACGATAAGGAAAATGACACTAGTGCTGTATTTATTGGAGATTTTGTATGAAATGGTTTATCAATAATTTCCGCGCAAGCTATGACCCGTATCATGAAATCTTGGATAGATTGGAAATATTGAACAAGGTTATTGATAGAGTCATTGTTTTAGAGCAAAAAACTGAGAAACTAGACAAAGAACTCAAGCTACTGAATGCAAATACTAACTTAGAGCTCAGAAGATTGCATGCTGGAGTAGAAAATTGCGACATGGCGTTGAAATTCAATCTAAAGGAATTGGCTGAGAATATCACAACGCTGCGCAATTTTAATGCAGCTTTGTCCAGCCGCGCCAACGACTTGTCTAGCAAGTTTTAAAAACAGCTCCAATAATTGATTTAGAGCAACGAAATTAGGGGCGGGGGTGTAATGATATGCCTTTGCCCTGTTTCGTTGAATTACGGTGACGCTAGCCACTAAATTTAGCATTTTAATACCAAGCAAAGGAATGGAAAATGGATAGAATAGAAGATTTTGACTACCTGATGGAGCATCTAGGTAAAATTCGTTGCGATCTAGCAGCCCTGAAAAACCAACTATCTGAAATGCAATCGGACTTTAAAAAAGTTTTCCCCGCACCCCAATCAAAAAATTCTAATAATTTTGGGGATACGGGGGGGATTATAGGGGGGGAAATAAGAGGGGATTATAAGGGGAGAAAAGAGGGGGGGAAAAAAGGGGGGGAAAACCCCTTTTTACAACCCGAAAAACCCAAGCCGAAATCAGCCCTTAAGGACTTTACCGACGACGTGAAGGAATCAGTGGTGAAGCTCAATAAGTTGATAGAAAAGCATTTAACCCAACAGGAAATGGCATATCTATCTTCACGCGAGCAATTCGTATTGGCATGTAAAGCCTACGAAAAGCTGAAAAAGCTGGGCTACAATGACGCTATGATGGGTCAGGCCATTTTTAATGCATTTAATGACCAATTTTGGGCAGAAAAACTCAGGCATTTCAAGGCTCTTGCGAACACATCCAAGAACGGTGTGTTAGTTATTGAAAATTTGCTCAAAATAAACCAATCTAAACACAAACTAAATTATCAAAAACCAGTTTACAAAGGATGATGTATGGATATTTTGAACGCGGGTGTTGATTTAACTGAAAAAAGCCCTCAATATAACAGTTTTACAGTCTTTTCCAACAGAAAAAATGTAGACAGACGCATGGAACGCAAGATGAAGAACGGGAAAAACAGTAATTCAACAAAATTTCAACAAAAAGCCATAGACTTTCGTGCCCAATACAAAGGCGGTAAAAGAAAACATGACGCTGAAGTATTTTTGATGTATTTATCACAATTTTACGACGTTTCTGTTGACGAATTGCGCGGAAAGTCAAGGAAACAACCCTTGCCGTATATTCGTAAGGTTTTCAGCTATTTTGCGGACAATTATTTAGACTTATCGCACCGTCATATTGCTGATTTAATTGGGCGGGAACGCAGCACTATTGTCACTAATGTGCAAGAAATGGCGGCCTATTTAGATTTTTACTTAGGTAGTGTGTCCGAGGCACAAATCTTTGACAATTATTTTAACAATCTTATCAAACGTAGGAATTGACATGAGACTGGACTACTTACTTGAAGATACCAAGTACTTTGCTGAGCATTTTCCCGATGAAAACTACGATATGCTTTCAATCGGTAGTTGGAATCAACAGCCCCAGAGGCTAGAATCATACCTAAGTGATGGCTGGAACAAAGGAACTGATATAAAATTATCGTTTTTTGAGGCCTTGGCTTGGGTAAGGTACGATGACGTGTGTGAGTATATTGGATTCCGCGCATTTAGTATCAACGAATATGACAGAGAATACACATACGATGACGTAAAGTATCAAGACTGGGCTTGTGACGAACAGGGCAATTTTGACATTACGCGCTACGCATCTGCTATTTACAACATTCCGATAAGAATTGTACACGTAATTTCAACGCAGTCCACAAATAAGCAAGATCAAGCAAGAAAAGTCATAGAATACATTGAGAAACTCACAAATTCCTGAGCTTATTGTTGTAAATAACAGCTTACCTGAAAGAAAACACATAAGCCTATTTGGACTAATCACAAAGCTGCGAATAATTCGTGCGTTGAATTTATCAAATCTTTGCTTTTAACAGGTCAGTTTATGTGTTTTAACACGCGCATGTTTGATAACGCCACAATCCGTTGTTCGGAATTAAAACATTGTTGAAAATTTTATGGTTTTATCAACTTATTGTATGTGTTTTATGCAAATAAATGTTGATGCTAGCATTGTATCGAATATAGATACAATAACCGAATTGGTTGGCTATGTAATAGTTGGAGTTGTAGCCAGTTTATTGTTAATCTTAGCCACAATTTACATTCTACGTGGCTTACTTGATGGAAAATGGAGCATATTTAGATGAATACCCTCAGAGACTATGGAATAAATGGAATAGATGAATCAAAAACTGGCCAAGTCAAGACAACTTGCCCACAATGTTCACACTCTAGACAGAAAAACCCAAACGAGCGCTGCTTATCTGTCAATTTATCGGACAAAACTTGGTATTGCCATCATTGTAATTGGAGCGGTGGCGTAAAAATTGCAAAACAATCACAGCGTTGGCCAGAAATTCCCCAGCCAAAGCCTGTAAATTTCAAAGAGGGTAATAAAAACAACGATTTGTATGAGTATTTTGCGTCAAGGGGTATTGATAAAGCCACAGTAGATAGTGAGAATATCACTCTAGTGCCTGCCTACAACAAGAATTGGATAGCTTTTCCGTACCTTTATGACGGGAATGTAGTCAACGTGAAATATAGGGCAATAGAGTCCAAGGAATTCAGACAGATAAAAGATGGGTACAAGTCTTTTTACAGGCTAGATGCAATAAAAGACACAAAATATGTGATAATAACAGAAGGTGAAATAGATGCTCTAAGTTTCATACAGGCGGGCATAACCTCAGTAATATCAGTGCCTGAAGGTGGAATCAACCCCGATGCTAAGAATATACAGGCGAAGATGAGTTTTATTGACAATACGATTGACAAGTTTGACCATATTGATGAAATCTACCTTGCACTAGACAATGACCCTGTTGGCAGACGCTTGACTGAGGAAATAGCGAGGCGGCTTGGACGCGAAAAATGCTATTTAGTGAAATTGCCAGAAACATGTAAGGACGCAAACGAGGCGTTGATTAAGCACGGGGCTGAGTCTTTAGTCAAATCTGTAAGTTTCGCGCAACCTTACCCAATAGACGGTGTAAAAATAGCAAACCAATACACAAGCTCTTTACTAGATTTATATGAGCACGGGTTTATTGAGGGCGCAAAAACCTATGAATTTCCAACACTAGATAGGTGTTTTACATGGCATAGTGGCCAACTTACTGTTGTTACTGGCGTGCCTAGTTTTGGAAAGTCTAATTTCATTGACCAGATTATTTTGTTGCTAGCACAACAAGAGGGCTGGAAAAGTGCAGTATTTAGCCCAGAAAACCCAACCCCTGAAGTTTGGTTGATACGGCTTGCCGAAATGATAAATAAAAAGCCATTCGCATCAGGGAACTACAACAGAATGTCACAAGATGAGCTGAAGAAAGCAATAGATTGGGTATCAAAATACCTATTTTACATTTTGCCTGATTCGGACACTTTTGCCCTTGAGGACGTACTTGCTACGGCCACGGCTCTATTGCGAAGATTTGGCATAAAGCTGTTAGTTATTGACCCTTGGAATAATTTAGAAATGAACATGGGCAAGGGTGAAACCGAAAACCTATATGTCGGCAGAACTCTTGCTAAAATCAGGATGTTTGCTGCAAAAACTGGCATTCATGTTGTACTTATTGCACATCCTAGAAAAATGAATGTACTAGATGAATTCGGAAATTATGAAATACCAACACCTTACTCAATTTCAGGCTCATCGAACTTTTACAATATTCCCCATAATATCCTGATAGTACACAGAGAGTTTGACAGTGACGGCAAAAGCCTTGCTAGAGTCATAGTAGCTAAGGTAAAAAATAAGTATATTGGTGAAGTTAACAAACGCGGTGTGTATTTTAGCTACGACGTGCCATCGCAATCATTCAAAGAGCTAACAGACTACACAACAACATGGTAAAATCAAATCAATATGACTACTTTATCAAGCTCTGCCTTGGCTTTAACATACCAGAGCCTGTAAAAGAACATAAATTTGACAGCAAGCGGAAATTTAGGTTTGATTTCGCTTGGATTGATTGTAAATTAGCCGTTGAAATTGAAGGTGGGGTATGGATTGCTGGTCGTCATACCCGTGGTAGTGGATTCGTAAAAGACATGGAAAAGTACAACCTAGCTGTTAAAAACGGCTGGAAAGTGTTGCGTTTTGTGCCACAAGACTTAAAAAAAGCCGAAACGTATGATTTAATCAAGCAAGTAATTGAAAACACGCAATGAAATTTGTTAAAAATACCAAATACTACACAGGTGCTGTATACGAATGGAACTTACCTACAGGAACTACATGCCCATTTGCACAAGATTGTAAAGTAAGTGTTGATAGACACACAGGAAAGTTTGAAAATAACAGCACGGTTTACAGGTGTTATGCTGCTAGCCCTGAACGGTTCCCTGCCGTACGGAATCATCGTTGGAATAACTTTGATTTTGCCAAGGCGGGGGGCGTTCCCGTGCCACCAATAACAGCAAAAGCTGTGAGAATACACGCGGCTGGTGACTTTTTCTCTCAAGCGTATTTTGATACTTGGCTAGAAGTGTGTAGGAATCACCCTAGTATTGAGTTTTGGGCATATACGAAATCAATCAAATACTGGATAACTAGAATCAACGAAATACCATCTAATTTGGAACTTACGGCAAGTTTTGGAGGCCGTACCGACCACTTGATTGACGAATATAAACTAAAAAGAACAGTAGTTTACAAGTCTGAGTCAGAAGTACCATCGGGAGTGCCAATAGATACAAACGATGACATGGCAAGAAATAAAAGCGTTCAATTTTTCGCTTTATTGGATAATTTCGCAAGGTAAAAATGCTCGGAAATTGACCGTAAATTGCCCCAGAACAACGGAATGAATCCACCATAAAATCTAACATTGAATCAAAATTACGTTGCGTAAAATCAAAATATGCACGAATACACAATAAATACTAAGCTACTTTCCAAGCTGCCAGCCGATATCAAGGCAAAATGCCCTAAATTGTTCGCAGAGTATGGAATAAACAACGATTTTCGCGCCGCGCATTTTTTATCGCAATGCGATCACGAATCTGGAGGGTTCAAGCACGTAGTGGAAAATATGAACTACTCTGCCAAAAGGCTGTTAGAAATATTCCCAAAATACTTTAGAACCATGCAAGAGGCGCAAGAATATGCAAATAAGCCCAATAAAATTGGCTGTAAAGTTTACGCAAATAGACTTGGCAACGGTGATGAGCAAAGTTGTGACGGGTACAAGTTTCGTGGCAGAGGATACATCCAATGCACTGGTAAAAACAAGTATATTTTGTTAAGCAAAAAATTTAATGTGGATTTATTGCAGTTTCCTGATAAATTAGCAACAGAATATGCTCTGGAATCAGCTTTGTGGTATTGGAACGAAAGAAATATAAACGAAACGGCTGATGGTGGAATAACCATCGAAGTATGTGAAAAAGTCACAAAAAAAGTCAACGGAGGCAGGATAGGAGTGCTAAGCCGCTTTCAACTGCTTCAATACTATTCAAAACTACTTAATGTTGGAGGAACCAATGGAAAACCGCCCAAAATGGATTGACGTGCTGTTAGGCGCAACAATCTTAGCATTGTGTGTTGCTATTATCATACACGCCGTGAAAGAAACTTTATTTTTGTATGATTATTTCAGGATTATGTGACATGAAATTCGATCTAGATGGAACTTTACACGGCGTTGGCCCGACTCAGCAAATAACTGATAAATTCAAGAAAAGAGAGTTTGTTGTTCAGGTAGTGAATGGTAATTACACGGAACATATTAAATGCGAAGCAACAGGCGATGTTACGGCCAAGTTAGATAGTGCTAAAATTGGCAACCAAGTTGTAGCTAAGTGTGCATTGCGAGGCCGTTATTTCAATAGAAAAGATGGTACTCAAGGCCATATGAACAGTATTATTGCATACGACGTGAATGTTTTGCAAAACAACCCTGCTAATTCCATAAGCGGAATGAAGGACGATGAAGCACCATTTTTCTAAGGCAAAACAATGTTAGTATTGCACGGCCGTGAACAAAACGGCAAAATAACCGTGAAAGAATTGGAGGGCGGTTGCATGTACTTTATCGATGGTGAAGAACTTACACCGCTTGAGGTTACAAAGCTAGCACTGTACTTTGCATTAAATTGCGAAGAAAATGTGCTAGAAACACAAGGCGAATAATTCCATTTTCTCCGAAGATGCCGCAATCAAGGGATGCGGCTTTTTTTGTTTATATCAAGGTAGTAGCAATGAAATACATACTAAAGCACAAATCTAGCAAGTATTTTGGTTTATTTTCCATTACTTACACATTCGAGACTGATAGCATCCACGAACTATGCCAATATTTACAGGATATACAAGATTGGAACGAGGTGACAATAATGAAAAGGAAAACTGATTTTATCAGCTTATTGCTTGGGTTTATAGCTCAAAATGCTGTTTATATTGTATTTGGAATGGCCGTAATTGTGGCTTTACTGTATTTATGCCTGAGTTACTTTACAACTGGCGTGGCAGATTACAAGCCGTTGAAAGAAATAATCATAGAGTCACCCTGAAAATACACAAAAATCTTATGATTTGAAAAACAGCAGTTTCCAAATCATACTATTTATTTTGTGTAATTAACAATCAACGGTAAAATAATTGGATGCAGAATGTTGATAGATATATTAGAATTGACAAATATACCATCGAAGCATGCGAGGGTATTACACACGGGAACTTACCTAGTGAAATACCAAGGCAATCCGAGCTATGCGAATACAAAGAGGCTGTGTATATCTGTGTAATTGTAAATTTGCTGCCTAGCGAGCAAATCTGGTGTCGGTTTGAGAAATATTGATAAAGTTTACAACTAGAATATATTTCGTTTGGTAGATTGCACGGGAAGTGCTAAATTTGACACATAATTTATTTGAAATTCAAATACTTTATGGCGTAGAAGTTTCCCCCGACTTCAAAAGTGGTGATAAAAGCAGCTTAACGGCTGCTTTTTTTGTATACTTACCTGTCTAAATCAAAAAGTTATCCACAATAAAAAAAATATCTTGTAAAATGCTGTAAATTATGTATGAGTGGTTTTCCATTCCCTCATTCCTCATGCTCTAATCAGGGCTGCGGACGAAAAACGATAAAAAAGTACAGGATATACAGGGTTTTTGATTGTTTTTTGTTTACAGCCCTGATTTTATTTATAGATACTATGGAAAATTTTGAACTTTTAAAAAATATCTTCGCAATAGCTGTGTCAGCTACAACATTGTTTTGGGCAATGTTTCGTTATTTCCAAAAAAGAGACTTACAAAATGCACGCGAGGTTGGCGAAATCATAAGAGACGCCACGGCAAAGGCCTTTCAAGTCAGTCATATTGAGTCTCGAGTGCGGGAAATTGAGGAAATACAGGCAGAGAACACCAAAGCTATTCAAGAGCTTGGTGCTACGCTCAACAAACGGCTTGACCAACTATTCATTGCTATTGCAAATATCAAATCTCAGCAATAAAAATGTCGCAAACTGTCAATAAACCCAAGAAAAAAGTAGTTTTTGGCTTCAAATCGTTGAAACTAACAACACCTAAGGCAATGAAAAGGCTCGGTATGGCATTAGCCGCATCGGGTACCGCAGGGGCTGGCATCTGCTACATCATGGAGTATGAAAGGATTGCGTTAATGTGTTTAATAATGACAGTCTTGGGCACTTTTATGTCTCAGATGTTTGGAGAATACAACAATGAAACGACCTAGAATTGAAAGAGCCATGCTTTTACGCAAACTAGATAAAAAACCCACATTCCCGTGTATAATCGGTGTACGTGGATACTACAAAGATGAGGTGGGTAAAAAGGGCGCTAATGACAGAGGCGTGTATGATGACGCCATATTTATTGTCGAAAACAATTTAATGTTTAGCTTCAACGCAAACACTGACCCCTCAAGATACGGCATGAATAACAAAATAAACAAAGGCCTTGCCAATTTAAAGGCAGGGGAATACAAATATAAAATCGGCATTCATGGCGTAAACAAGGAAAAATCTAAGCAGTATGAAGCACTAGTACAGCAGGAGCAGGTTTTGGTCAAACGCGACGTGACTAATGTGGAAGAAAAGGGCTTTTTTGGCATTAATATCCATCGAGGCGGTGTAAATACCACATCCAGTGAGGGTTGCCAAACAATACCCCCTGACCAATGGGATGAATTTATTGATTTAGTAAAGCGTATATTCAATAAAAGAACAGATATTCCATACATCTTGATAGAAAACTAATGAAACGTGATAAATACAACATTTCACTGTACAAAGGCGAGTCATTTGCGATGTCAGTAAGTTTGAAAGACTCAAGCGGGCTGCCAATAAACTTAACAGGAGCCGTGATAACCTCACAATGTAGAGACAATTCTTCCAACGCTTTGCTGTTTAGTTTTGTATGTACGCCCTCAATTACGCCTGCCGATGGAAAGTTTGTATTGAGCTTAGCCGCCTCTGTTAGCGGCCAACTTACGCCGCAAAAAAACGCATCATACGATGTTAAAATTGTGTGGCCTAGCAATGAAGTTAAAAAATACCTATCAGGCAACGTACAAATTTTTGATACGATCACAGCATGAGCCAAATTATTGACAATATTGACATAGTAGTCAACCCTGATAAAATTTTTATCGAGCTTACCGACAATGACCAAAACATTGTAGTATCTGCTGAAAATATCACGGTTTCGGTCAATTCTAGCTTGTCTGTAACAACTCAAGATATATTTCATGTCGGAGAAACGCCCGTTGGAATTATCAACAATTCTAACGCAATATTCACAACTTTAAACAATTTTCAGCCTGAAAGTGTTGAACTAATTGTCAACGGTACTATCCAAACTTACGGGGTGGACTATTACACAACAGGCTCAAATACCATTAATATCAACATATCGCCAGTAATTGGCGACATAATTCGTGTAAATTACAAGCAAGGATAAAAAAAATGGCAGAGACAACCATAGCGGGCAGGCAGATACGTGACGGTGCTATAACAAATAGCAAAATTGCTGCGGGCGCTGCAATAGATTCTAGTAAATTAGCAGACGGCTCCAATTTTGTCAAAAAAGACGGCACGGTTGCTCTAACAGGTAACTTGAGCGCGGGAAATAACAAAGTTACAACACTCGCAACCCCAACAGACTCAGGCGACGCTGCAACAAAAGGCTACGTAGATACACAAATATCATCGTTACCTAGTGCTTACAAATACCGAAATGTTAAAGTTGCCACAACGGGCTTGATAGATACAACAACTCCGGGCTCAAGTAGCTTCGACGGTGTGTCGGTTACATCAGGAGACCGCATACTAGTTTGGCAGCAATCAAACCAATCGCAAAACGGGATATACGTTTTCAACGGTACCTTTTCGGCAATGACCCGTGCTACCGACTCAAACGCGTGGGATGAATTGACAGGAAGCTTGGTCTATGTGGACGAGGGTACAACGTACGGGGACAAACGGTTTTTTTGCACCTCTAACAGTGGTGGTACTCTTGGCTCAACCGCTGTAATATATTCGCAAGATATTGGCGGCTCCTTGACCCCTACTAATTTTGTAACAGAAGAAACACCAAGCGGTTCAATAAACGGCTCAAATACACTGTTTACTCTAGCAAATACTCCAACAACAGGCACTGTAAAAGTTTATTTAAACGGCATGCGGTTGAAGAGCGGTGCGAGCAATGACTACACGATAAGTGGAACTGGAATAAATATGACAACCGCGCCAATATCTGGCGACGTTTTGTTTGTCGACTACATGAAATAATCAATATGTCAAGTACAAAACTTAACAATACGCAGATTCCCGACACAATAACGGGCAAAACTATTGATTCGAGCAACACTATATCCACTACAACCGCAAAGCTATCAGTAAGCGGCGGTACAAATGGACAAGCCCTTACAACCGACGGCTCAGGGAACTTGTCTTGGACAACGGCAGGCGGCGCTCAAATCAAAACTACTGTGTTTACTTCAAGCGGTACTTGGACACCTGAGTCATGGACTAAATTAGTACACATTGCCGTCATCGGTGCTGGCGGCGGCGGGGGTTCTGGGCGGCGCGGTACAACCGCCGTGAACCGTACAGGTGGCGGCGGGGGTGGTAGTGGAGCTATGGTGCAAATGGACAATATATTGCGCGCTAACATGGCAAATTCATACTCAGTTATTATAGGTGCTGGGGGCAATGGAGGCGGTGCGCAAACTGCCGACGGTTTCAATGGAATAAATGGACTATCGGGAGGGGATTCATTTTTCCAAGCCTCTACCAACCCAAATCGGTCAACTATATTGATTCAAGCAGGCGGTGGTACGGGCGGTACTGGCGGCAATGCCGTTTCGTCAATATCTGGTGGCAACGGTGGTGGAGCTACTGGCTTTGGCTCCTACGGTAGCATCCAATACGGCGCTCAGTACTGCAGTCCTGGTGGAAGTGGAGGCAGTGGCAATAATACGGCGGGCAGCGTTGGTTTTTCCAATCAATATACCGTAGGCGGTGGCGGGGGCGCGGGCGCTGGTGCAAGTAGCACAACGTCTGCCAACGGGGGTGCGGCTCGTGCACCAAATATCTATAATTCTACAGAGCCGTCAGTGGCGGGCACAACTGGCAATGGTACGACTGGACTTTCGCACATATTTAGATACGCTCTTGTTGGAGCTGGTGCAACGGGCGGCGGTTACGTAACAGCCCGCGCTGGAGCTAGTGGTGGAGTTGGTGCAAATTATGGCGGCGGTGGTGGAGGCGGCTCGGCTTCTGATGCTGGATTTAACAGCGGAGCAGGCGGAGCTGGAGCAGGCGGCTGTGTGGTTGTCATAGAAATTGGATAAACTATGGAATATGCAATAATAAATTCAGATAATCTTGAAGTAATCAACATAATAATTTGGGATGGCCAAACCGAACTTGGCCTGCCTACTGGTTTTATTGTGGTTGTAGCCAATAATGAGCATAAGATTGCTTGGAATAACAAGCAACTTGAAAAATTACAATCAGAACAACAAGAATAACACAATATGCGCAAGAAAAACACGCATAGGCTTGCTGATAACAGATACCGACTCTCTCAAGATGAAATTGAGATAGTTTTAAACCATCGTGTAGGAGCCACAGATTTCGATGAAATTCCACAATGGCTTGTGGAAATGCCAGATGGTAATGACGAAGATGAGCCATTGCGCGAAATTGTTGGAAAAACAGCAATATTATGCGACATTCACTTAGGTTATCACGATATATCAGCTTTACAAGTAGCAATTCGCTATTTAATCAAAGAAAATGTGCGAAATATAGTACTGAACGGTGATACTATTGACGCTCATAAATTGTCTAGGTGGCAAAAAAGAGCAGACGACATAGAATTCACAATGGAATTGAAATTAGCACGCAATTTTCTTGATAATCTCAAAGTGACGTTCCCAAAAGCTAGTATCTTTTTTAAAATCGGCAACCATGAAAACAGGCTTGAAGACTACATACTGAATAATGCGGCGGCCTTTGAAAATATCCTAAATTGGAATGACTTACTTGGCTTAAAAGCTAAAAATGTAGAATTAGTGCCATCAAATACACTCATAGATTGTCACGGTACATTAATTGCCCACGGTCATGAGGTAAAAGTCAACGGCGGTAAAAACCCCGCAAATTCATTGCTTACCAAGGCAAATACGAATATCTGCATGGGGCATCTGCATAGAACTCACACCGCCGTTGAAAAAGTTGTAGGAACTAATGATTATATCAGGGCTGATGTTATCGGCACTTTATCTAAGCTCCAACGCAGATACGCCCCGTACAGCCAGTCTAATCACGGTTTTGCCATAATAGAAGATGATGGTACCATGAGAAATATGCGTATAAATGATGGAAAGGTTGTAACAATATGATTAAAATGACAAATTATGTACTAGGTTGCATTTTTCTTGCATTAATAGCTGGGTTTTTGTTCGGCAAAGGCTGTACTAAACAGGAAAAGCTACGTATTTATGATAAAGACACGGTAAATATTGTAAAAACCGTTGCAAGACCTGTATTTGTTAAGCCTGAAGTAAAGATACGTACAATTTTAGTGCCTTACCGTGACACTATGCTTGTCAAAACGCAGATTCCTTGCGATACGCCGTTTATAGCTCACTCAGATTCAATAATTACGACAACAAACGACACAATACATGTGGCTTTTACAAATAACCCCGCCACAAACTCTTATTTTTCAATTTTATTCAGACCAAGGCCTGATAGTATCATAACAACTACGGTAAAAGTGCCAGTAGAGACTGTTAAAACCACAACTGATTTGGGTTGGGTAATATCGGCGTTTGCTATTGGTCTAGGCATAGGCCTGTTAGGAGCATCAAAATGAAGGAAAAAAAGGTTCAAATCACCCAACTAAAACAAAACGAGCGCAATCCTAGATACATAAAGGATGATAAATACCAAAAGCTAGTCAATTCTTTGCGTACCTTTCCAGAAATGTTGGAAGTGCGCAAGATAGTTTGCAATTCTGACTTGGTTGTATTGGGTGGGAATATGAGATTGCTAGCCGCAAAAGATGCGGGCATCACAGATTTGACTGTAAATATTGTTGACTGGCCTGAAGAAAAGCAAAACGAATTTATTATCAAGGACAATCTAGCATTCGGTGAATGGGATTGGGATATATTGGCGAACCAATGGGAAGTGAGCGATTTAAACGATTGGGGCTTGGATATTCCAAACTTTGTCGTTGAAGATGTTGATTATTCTGTGCTAGATGACGAAAATGTTGATAAAGAGCTGGAAGCTATGTCAGACGGCGTCAAAAAAGCCATTATGATTGAGTTTGACTTGAGCGATTATGACGAAGCGTTTGAATTAGTCAAGTTTTTCCGTGAGCAAGGCATGTATTTAGGTGGCTGGATGCTCAACGAAATGCGTAAAACCAAAGAAAAAATGTAATATGTGTGCTATTATTGGGTATAAAGGCAATTTTGACAGCAACTTAGTTGATAAATTGTGCTTTGAGTCTAGAATAAGAGGTTTGCATGCCTACGGTTTTTCGTATTGGCAGGACAATGTAATTAACACATATAAAACCTTAAATTACAAAGACTTTATTGGCAAACTCAAGGAAATAGCACCTAAACTTTTTATTGCGCATTTTAGATACTCAACTAGTGGCGATCACAGCAAAGCGGACAATAATCAGCCATTACATGATGGAAATACATCGCTAGTGTTCAACGGCACCATCAGTATGAAGTCAAAGCAGGCAATGGAAAGTGAGTACGACATAAAGATGCCTAGTGAAAATGACGGCTGGATTCTATTTAGCAAAATAAATGACGATAGCTGGTTGAAAGGTTCAAATTTGACTTACGCCTCAGCTTGGCTCCATTTCGACAAGCTATGCGCACGTAAGAACACAAAAAGGCCACTTTGGGTTCATTCAGATTCTGAAAAAGTAGTTATCTGTTCTACTGAGTCTATTTTTAGCAGGGCTGGAGTGAAAAACGCAGAGCCGCTTAAAAGTGATGTAACATACAGGTGGTAAGTGAATAAAGTCCTAAGCTATACTGATTTTCACAACGCTATGTATAGGGCAAAAGACATTGACCCGTCAATTACATGCCTACGGTACATAGCGAATAGATATGAACTCAATATAGAACAGAGGTATTGGCTGTGTTTTTTGTACGGAACCTGTTACTGTGCCGTCACCGTGTTTTTTATTTACAATGAATTCCCAGATTTTGAAACCGTTGACGTGGATAGATTGGAACGCTGGTGGAAAAAATACAAAAAGGACTTGATATTCCAAACAGACAGGGCGCGCATTCGTAGCAACGACCAGTTTGTAGAATCATTTATTAGCTATAAATCTCTTGTAAAAAACAATCAACGAGCCTATTTTCACAACAAGACTTGGCAAGAAGTGTACAAAAGTATTGAGCGTATCAAGTATTTCGGTAGGTTTACACTATTCAACTACCTAGACACCCTGAACCAAATTACTGACGTAAATGTGCAGCCGCCGCATTTAGACCTCGAAAATGCTGAATCTTGCACAAACGGATTGCTTTACGCCATAGGTAAGGAAAAATTGGTAGATAAAAAGCTAACATCACAGCAATACAAGGCTCTCCAAGGTAAAATGGCTGAGATACGCAGAGAAAATGTAGGCAACATATTCCAAATTGAGACTACGTTGTGCGCGTACAAGAAATATCGAAAAGGACAACGCTATGTTGGCTATTACATTGATCGAATGAGAAAAGAGATTCAGACTATGGAAAAACGCATAACCGACGGCGTGTGTTGGGATGTGCTGTGGGAATTTAGAAAAGAGACCTTTGACGCTAAATACTTGTTGGAGCTTACATGAGTTACGCTGTATTTTTGCTCGGAAACTTTGGCGTAGGCAAGAGCTCAATTCTAGATTTACCGGTATTGGATAAAACAAATATCTTGTTACATGTTGGAAATAACAACTGGGTATTGGGAAAATCTACAATAGGTGCTGATAGTCTGTCAGGTTTTGATAAGTCTAAGGTGTTTGATTTTATTAAGCAACACCCTGATAAAAACATTATTATTGCGGGCATTTACTACAGCCAATACAATGATTTCATAAAAATACGACAATCGCACAAGCCAGTAGCTGTATATTTGAATACTAGCTATGAAAACAATGCGAAACGAATAGCAAAACGCGGTAAGCTCATCAACCCCAATACGTACACAGCAAAACTCAAAACTCATGCTAGCTTGTTGAAGAAACTCAAAGGAATAGCCACTAGATATGTTCTAGACAACAATAGAGAGCTGGAAGTGGTAAAGTCAGAATTTTGGCAACTGGTTGGAAAATATAGCACTTAGGAATGCGGAATGAAAATAATTGAACTAGAAAAAACAGAACATTCTGTTAAGATTGGCGATGATTGCCCAAGTATTGTACCAAACATTGTAGAAGACACACTCTTTGTAAGCAACGGAGCCACGGTAGGCTTTTACTTGAAGAATGTGGGCAAGTACTCAAAAAAGGCTTTAGAGCTGTCAGAAATAGCAAACAGAGAGTTTCTTAGCAACAGAGTACCCAAGACAGTAATGAATAGATCAACAGGCTATCATGAGGGAAACAACGTCAAACAATTTAGCACAATAATCGGCAGCATTCAAGCTAGGCCACACATGCGGAGGCCGTACAACTCTATCAGTGCTGTACATAACAAGCCATCTGCCAAAACGTTTATTAAAGCTATGTGGCTATTGGCACTAGAGGCTGAAAACGTTATGAAAGATGTGGCGCCTGATGTATACGCTAAGCAAAAGGAAATTTTTGATAGACACGTTGATAAAAAGTGGCGATTTGGCAACATATTCACATCGAGCATCAGTAACTTCAACATTGCTTCTGGCTATCATCGGGATAGTGGAAACATTGAGGGCTGTGCCAATGTTATCATTACCCGCCGTGATAATAGCACGGGAGGTAACACAACTATACCAGACTACAATGCTACGGTTGACTCAGCTGACGGCAGTATCTTGGTTTATCCAGCGTGGAGAAACGTTCACGGCGTTACACCAATAATACCAACAAAAGCGGGCGGTTATCGCAATAGTTTGGTGTTTTATCCATTAAGGGCGTTTGTAAACAAACATGAAAAAACGGGCTGACCTATTTGAAAAAGCCGATGAGTTGGTACGCACAAAAAACCTACTTTTCGTTGAGGATATTGTCGCGTTCCTTGGTATATCCAAGACTACATTTTATAGGGAATTCCCTGTTGGAAGCAACGAATTGGACGACCTAAAAAGCGGCTTGGAGACCAATAGAGTCAAGATGAAGCAAAACATGAGGAAAAAATGGTTTGAATCTGACAACGCTACGTTGCAAATTTCCCTTATGAAGCTGATAGGAACAGAAGAGGAATTCTCAAGACTAGCAAACGTACAAAGAGAAACCAAGACAACAGGTGAGCCATTTGTGATTAAATGGAACACCTATGAAGGTAAATAGGCAACATTGCCAATAGATACAGGAAGTTGTAGTGCGAGTAGACATAACCTTACATAAGAGCCAAGCCGATGTGTTTAAAAACAGACGGCGGCACAATGTAGTCAGGTGCGGCAGGCGATGGGGAAAATCATTGCTAGCCTTTTCGCTTGCTCTAGAAATGATGCAAACTCCAAACACGCGCGTCATTTACACCACACCGAGCTACACAGAATTGAAAGGCAGGTTCAAGGATGCTGTAAGATTGTTTGCCCCGCTTGGAGCTAAGGTGAAGTGGGGTGAAATAACTCTCAACGATAGTGTGTTAACTATGACAGGTATCTGGAGAGCCGATGGGTTGCGTGGAAATGCCTACCACCGAATGCTGTGCGACGAATGGGCTTTTTGTGATAATGCTGAGGATGATTGGAACTTTGTTTTAAGCCCTATGCTTGCGGACTTCAAAGGGGATGCGTACTTTTTAAGCACCCCCAATGGTAAAAACCACTTTTCAGATATTGATTCCAATGAAAACATATATTCGGATTGGAAAAGCTTTCACTACTCCACATATAGCAACCCTTACATTGACCCTACGGAAATTGACCGACAACGCGAGCAACTACCATCGATTGTATTCGCTCAAGAGTACTTGGCAGAATATGTTGACAGAGATGCAGCGAAAGTGAAGCGTGATTGGTTGAGAATTGATAATTCCAAGGTGTGTAATTCCTATTTCATCGGGGTTGACTTGGCAATATCAGAAAAGGACTCAGCTGATTACACCGCTATTTGTGTAATAGGTGTGACAGATTTGAAGGAAATTGTCGTGGTTGAAGTAATTCGTGGCCGTTGGAGTTTCGTTGAAATAGGTGAGCGCGTTGTGCGAGCCGAGGCGAAATGGAAGCCAAAGGTGGTAGCTATTGAATCTAATCAGGCTCAAGCTTGGCTAGTACAAGAGTTAAGGCGAAACACCCGAATGAACGTTGTGGGAGTACCATCAACGAAAGATAAAATGATACGATTTCAGCCAATAGAGGCAAGATACGAACAGGGGCTTGTTTTTCACGTGCCCCATCTATTGCCAGAGTTTACAGACGAGTTGCTATCATTTACAGGCACTAAACAAGACAAACATGACGATATGGTGGACGCTCTGTCAATGGCATTTTCAGCTATCAGAAAAACGCCATCAATACATGTATAACTAGGATAGAATATGGCACTATACAATAACATTCTTGAGCGCGTAAAATTCATTGCTGGCGGAAAGGCTGAACTACGCAACAAACCGCCCATCGCAAAATTTAACGAATCACGCGGACTCTCAACTATATCAAGCCAGTCTGAAATCGAAGCATCAGCGTATGGCACGGTATTTTCGTGCTTGCAGCTCAGAGCTAATGGCCTAGTGACTGCGGAATTGACAGCGTACCGTGAATTAAATTGGGAAAAGGAGGAGCTTGCCAATAGCCATTGGGTGAATAGGCTTTTAAGCAATCCGAACCCGTTTTTCACTTATTCCCAGATATTCAGAGCTATACAAAACTGGTACGACATAAATGGCAATGCCTTTGTGTGGACTCCAAAAATGGGGCATGACGTTCCATTGCAGATGTGGGTATTAAACCCAACCCGTGTGAGAGTTATCAGGGGCGGTGATAACTTTATCAAAGGCTACGTATATCAATCGGTCAATGATGGCTCTTTCAGCATTCCTGAGGAGGAAGTGGTCCACTTGGCCAATATTTACCCAAGTGCGACAAAACCTGATGAACTCATCGGCATGAATCTTTTCGGTAAGGGAATTGTGCACGCCGCGCTGCCTTATGCCAATATAGATATGGAAGTGTCACAATATCTAATGAGACTCTTTGAAAACAATGCCGTACCGCCCGTAATTGCCAAAACTACTGACACTATCGACAGCGAGTATTGGAATAGCTTGAAGCAGCAATGGAACGAAAACCTGCCAAACTTTCAATTAAAAGCAGTACTTGAGGGGGGGTTGGAATTGGAGCTGCCACCTGTCTCGCAATTATCGGTAAGCTACGACGCTGTCAGCCGTGACGTACGGGCGCAAATTGCTCAGGTCTTTGGTGTTTCCTCTGGACTTTTAACGGGCGAATTTACAAACCGCGCAACAGCAGAGGTACAATACGCTGTGTTTCGCCAACAAACTATTGACCCCGTTGCTAAGTACGTGGCTGAAGAATTCACAAGGCACTTTAGAAGATTTGAAGATGACTTATTGATAGAATCAGCGCCGTATCAATTTATTGACGTAGATCAACAAATAAAACAAGAAGAGTTTGAAATCAAATATGGCATACGCACAATAAATGATTCCAGACGCGAGCGCGGGTATGATACGATTGTAGATGGCGACGCAGTTTTGGTCGGTAGTGGCTTGATTCCCCTCAAGTCAATATTCGATATGGGTGAAGCACCTATCGTTGCACCTAGACAATTTACGCTGCCAAAAACGGCCATTACGCCGCGTTCATTCCCCACGCAAACGGCTGAAGCTAGAGCAGAACATTGGCGTCAATACGATAACATGGCTCAATCAATATCCCGTGAAATATCTGGCACCGTTGGTATGTTTGTACAAGAGATTGAAAGAGAGGTATATGCGGCTGTTGATAACGGCGGGCAAATATCTGAGCTTGGCTTGACAGATACACAGCGTGCTAAATTAGAAAAACAGTTGGCTGATTCTAGCAACAAAGTAGTGTTAAAAGTGCTTACCGACTTTGGAATGGGCAAAGAAGACCTTACTGGAGACTTTGGCAGGACGCTACAAGAGACGGTAAAAAGTGTAAACAATAACATTGTAAGCACAGTTGCTGATTCAATGGACTTGATAAAGCAGGACGTTATTGAGACGCTATCTGAAAACGCCACGCAACCTGTGGAGGTTTTGAGGGAAATACTAAGCCGCGAGTTCAATACATTATCTACCACAAGAGTAGCAATGATTGCCCAAACAACAGCCACTAGCGTCACAACGGCTGCGCAAAAGTCTGTATTTGCCACAATGGGAGTGAAGTCCATGTGGAATACGCAACGTGACGCTAAGGTTCGTGGTAGTCACAGGGCTATGGATGGACAAATTCAAAACGAGCTTGGCTGGTTCAAGTTTCCTGACGGCTCGTATATTGATAGGCCTGTAGGTGAGGCGCAAGGTGGTACTACTGTGAAAGCGGCCAACGTAGTGAGGTGCCGTTGCTATTTATTTCCCATTAAGGACAACAAGCGATGAACGATTTATTGTACAGAGAGCTGGTATTATCAAAAAAAGGATATGACAGCTATGAAGAGAATGAGAACGGTGGTGAAGAGTACGACAAGGGTGATGGTATATTCACCTTTGTTATCAGCACGCCAGAAATTGACCGCTATGGCACCATCATTGTGCCTAGTGGAATAAACTACGACGCGTACATGAAAAACCCCGTCGTGCTTGCTAATCACAAGAGTACTGAATTTCCTATTGGCAAATGCCTTGGTTTCTTCATGAACGGCGACAATCTTGAGGCAACTATTCAGCTAGATATGGAGGACGATGAGGCATGTAAAATCAACCGTAAATTGAAGAATGGCTTTTTAAATGCTGTTTCCGTTGGGATTATTCCGAACGGTAAGGCAGTTGATGAAAAGACTATTGAGGGCGAAAAGGTTGTAATTTACAAAGAGTCCGAGCTAGTAGAATTCAGCGTTGTGACTATACCAGCAAACCGTGATGCGTTATTAAAAAAGAGCTTTCAGAATCAGCAAACTAAAGCATTTTTACAAATACTAAACCAATTAAAACAAGAGGCAAGAATGTTAACTCCAGAGCAAATGGCAGCAATTACAGACCAATTGTTGCCCGTTATCAAGGAGGCTGCGCTAATGTTTTTCAAGGATGAGCTAGGAATCCCTGAAGATTTGGCAGCCCAAGCTGCTGAATCGGGCACAGTAGCGATGGCAGAAGCCGTCCTAGCTGTGTTAAGCCCAGAAGAGGCTCCAGCACCTCCAGCAGAGGCTCCAACAGCCCCAGCAACCGAAACACCAGCGACACCGCCAGCAACAGAAGTATCAGCATCATTTGAGGTAAGAGCAGGCAAAAAGATTGCTGCTTCCACACTTACTATGATAATGGATGGTCTAGCGATGATTGAAGAGGGCAATAAAAAGGTCAAAAAGGCTGTATCTATTGAGCGTGGTATTACCATCAACGTACCCAAGATTATGACAGCCAATGATTTGTTAAACAACATTTAAAAAAGGAAAAAAATGAATAACATCATAACAACAACAAAAGATGAACTCAACAAGTACGTTGAGACAAAGGCACAGGAACTTGCTACGGAAAAGCTTAGAGCGTCCAATCCGCTCAACGTTCCTGCAACTGGTTTCGTAAAAGTAAAAGCCGAGCACGATGCCAAGCGTGACCAAGCCCGTATTGTAGCTGACTACATTACTGAAATTACCAAGGGAAATATTGGCAAAGCTGAGGATATTGCCAACAGAGCCAACGAAAGATATATCACCCGCGCAAACTTTAACACAGGAACCAACAGTCAGGGCGGTTTTGCCGTGCCTCAATTCTGGGTTGAAGAAATCATGCGCTATTCAGATATTTTTGGCTACGCACGTGCCCTAGCCAAGATCTATCCAATGCGCGGGAAAACCGAGAATATCACATCAAGCGGCTCATTCAGCGCTGCTGTAGTTTCAGAGGGTTCCTCCCTTACTTTGACAGACTCAGCCAATTTTTACACAGGCACTACGCTTACAGCCAAGCGAATTGTTGGCGGATGCATCGTTTCTGAGGAGCAATTACGCGATGCTACACCAGCGTTCCTTGACTATACCATTAGCGGTTTGGCTCAAGCTGTGGCAGAAGCAGAAGATAAGCAATTCTTTAGAGGCACAGGGAACGCACCTGAGTTTACAGGTTGCTTGAATTTATCAGGTACGTCCGTGGTTTTCCAAGGCGGCGCGTCCAATTCTGGCAAGGATACTTTTGCTGAAATCAGCTGGAAAGACCTTATCAACCTTAGACTTGCTGTAAATGCCAGCGTCGGTGCGAACGGTGTATTTGTCGTTCCACAATCGGTGTTTGGACATTTGCTCAAAGAAACTGACGGCGTCAATGGCCGCCCAATCTGGGATATGATACGACCATTGGAGGTACCATCAATTGGCCTCACAGCGCTTGAGAATAACACATATATTACTCCAACAGGCCGCCCAATGCACGTTGTGCCAGACAGCTTGTTCCCTTCAAGCGCCGTGACAACACCATCCGCAATCTATGCTGATTTCTCACAATACTCTATTTTGGGAATTCGTGAAGATGTGGTAGTTGATGAGTATAAAGAGTATTTTGCCAGCACTGGCTTGGGCGGTACAAGCCAACGCGGTATCATGGTGGCAGAGTCAATCGGCATTGCATTCCCTGCTCCAAGCGCAATCGGTATCTTGAAAACATCAACAACTTGATGGTGATTTATGTTAATTGACGTGATAGTTACAAAACCATTCGGCGGCTTAGAAACAGGCAAAATTACTCAGTTGAAAGAGTCTGCTTTTAATGACCTATTTGCGCAAGGATACTGTAAAAAGGTTGAAGAAACCAAGACAGTACCCGAGCCGAAAACCGAAATCAAAAAAGGAATCAAAAAATGAGTTATACAACAGCGTATCCAAGATTGCAGGCTAGTTTCCTGAAATACTGTGGACTTGAGTATATTGCCGACCAATCCGTTGAGGATGCGCAATTTTACTCATGGCTTGATGATATTTTTGACGTTTGCTTTGTAGAGGCTGAGGGTTATTGCTCTCAGCCCCTGCGGGCTTCAGTCGTAAACTATACTTTTTTGCACGAACAGGCAAAGAAAACACAACTCAACGAACATTATTGGAAATATATTCCCTACAGCGCAAATACACAGCTTACGTCACTTCAGTGGCGCGAAAATGATTTTGCTGTGTATTCTACTGTTTTATCTACTAACTACGCATTTAGCACTGATTCTGGCCAAAATTTTGTTATTTATCGCAACGTAAATAAGGGTCAGTTCAGGGCACAGCTAAGTACGGGATATTCAGACGCCAACACGCCGAACACAATTTTACAAGGCATTACTGAAATGGCCGCTTGGATTTACAAGCATTCCGTGGACGGCGGTAACTGGTTTGGACTTTCATCGGTAAGTACGGGCGGCGCGGGTCAAAACGTGAGCTCGTCAATACTATCTGAAATAAAATGGCAAAAGTACTTTGCTAAATACAGGCTCGCTGTAGTATGATTTGAAACTAGCTGGATTGAAAAACAGGCTTTGTTTAAAACAACCTTGGTTTTATCAGGCTTGTTTTAAGCAATGCTAAAAACAATCTTGTATTTATCAGCTTTGTTTAAAGCAATGTTAAAAACAATCTTGGCTTTAACAGGATTGTAATAAACAAACCTTGGTTTTATCAACATATTGCCTGAGTTCAAAAAACGCGGTTTGCAAAACATAAGATTGTAATTGTGTATTTATCAATATATTGCCTGTGTTTTTGCATACCGGTGATTGGCAAAACCAAGATTTTAAAAAATACTTTGTGTATTTAACAAAAAAGTTTATGGGAAAAACCAAGCTTTGTTTTGATAAATACAGGATATACGATAAATTAACGGTATCATTAATTTTTACTATCTGTGGAATAAACAAGATAGTTTATGAGTTTTACCAGCAACTAGATTGATAAACTCATAGCATTAGTTCTGTTGTATGTACGTAACAGCCTAGTTTGTGACAAAACCCATAAAATGATTTGTTAAAAGCAAGGAATATAAAAAACTCATGATATCAAACGCTGACATAGAGTCTGTAATATCCAAGGCAATTTCTGATGGATTGCAACGCTTCCCTGTATTTATGCAAATCGAAATAGCTGATAACATGATAGACCAAGGCGGCACGGGTGGAGAAACGTCTAAAGCTCCTGTATTTAACACAGGTAAAAAGCTGTACAAGTCCTCAGGTAAGCTGTTCCAATCTTTCATTAAAGGCAACAAGGACAATATTTACAAGGCATCCGTGCGAGGCAGTGTGGCAAGTCTTGTGTACGGGTCAAATAATAAATACGCAAAAGTACACGAGTTTGGTGCCTTTATCAAGGGTACGCCCGTCACTATTTTGAAAACATACAGCGGCCGTAAATATAAACGTGGTAAAACCACAACGAAAATGTCGCAATACTTTTGGTTTAAATATAGTCAGACTAAAGCACCATTCTTCATGAAATTAGCACTAGCAGCCCAGAAAAACCAAGGCGTCAATATTCCAGCGAGGCCTTTTTTCAATCCAGCAATACGTCAATTTAATAGCACAGGAAAACAGCGTTGGGTTGGTGAAATCAAAGCTAGTATATTGAACGGCCTGTCATCTGCCTTACTCAAAAACAGAAAGTAACCCAATAGGAACAACATGTCACGTGAAAAGCATATAACTGAAGGTGTATTGGAAAAGCTCAACTCTATTGGCGGGGTCAGGGTTTATGAGCAGGTTGTTATGAATAAAATTGAAACCTATCAATACGACTTTATTGGAATATATGGCTCAACCGATGAAAGAACCATAGAGAGCTTTGAGGATATGTCGGCAATTTCCCATTTAGGCCAGATTGACCTGTACTTACTTTGCGGCAGCTCCGTGAAAAAATCAACATCGGTAGGGAACGGCAAGTTGAGATATTCAATGCAGGATTTGACAGAACGTGTCGAGAATTGCCTAGGTGATGCGGAATTTGACAACTATGTGTCTAACTATGAAAATACCTATTTCAGTACTTTACACTTCATTTCAGCAGAGCCCATTAGTTTCAACGATGACGAAACCAAAGGCTTGAGCTTAATGACATTTAGAGTGCTGTATACAAGAGTCTAAACAATAATAGTGTTAATTTATTTGATAATAGCAGAATATGAGCGAAAATAAACTACTATCTTGCTGCGTGCTACACCCCCCGAATGCTGACCTATCCAAGTGGGTTGCCAGTTTGCCAAAAGGGGTTCAAATAGTATCTTGTTGCGTTAAACAGGTTGAAAGCTACGAAAACCAATTTCAAGTGCTTGGAATTACAGATAGCTTAGTATCATTAGAGTACCACTATACTGATTATTTCAAGGACTTTGATTTTTCGGCCATTCGGAATTTCATAGACCAAAACGCCACGGGGCGTTGGCTATTACACATTGATAGTGACGAATATCTAGGCAACCCGCCTGAACAGGTTATTGCCGAAATTGAGGCTATGGACTGTAGCGAAGCAGTTGCTGGCTGGATAAGTATTGCGGGAGTGATGTACGATACAAGTAATGATACACACCCCCGTGAAAGATATGCCCTACACGCTTGTAGGCTATTGCGACGTGGAAGCGGCATAACTTGGGAGGGAATTTGTCACGAAGTGCCATCTACTCATGGAGAGGCCAGAGCATTCGTTGATACTGATTTACTACTTATTCACGACGGTTACATGATAAATTCAGAGGGCTTTGAGGACAAAGCGGAAAGGAACGCCAAATTGCTGATTCGAGAGTATATGAGAAATCCAACACCGCGTGTGTGGAACTATCTTAAAAAGACATTTTCTACAATTAAACTAAAGGACTAACATGTTAGTAGGTGGAGCAAACCATACCGACTTTTTTACCGCCTTTGAAAGCAATGGCATTCCGTTGTGGTCAACGGGCAGCGCTGAGATTTCATTGACTAAAAAGGTCAAAACCTCAGTAACTCGCACAAATTTTACAATCGATCAAAACGAAGATGATCCAGACTTAACAGATTTTCTCAACACGTACGCACCGCAAACTCAGGCCGCTTCAGATGCGGGTGAATACGAAGATGGCGTAAAGTTCAATTCTGCCACAGCGTCCTCACAGACTCTAGGCAAAATTACATACGGCGCTAAGTACGCAGGCACAGTAGCAGCACATCAAGGCAAAAGAAAAGTTGTCATTATGTTGTGTAAATTGGCTCAGGATGTCGGAGCTTTCGATATGGAATCAGGAAAGTACACTAAACCCAAGGTTGGCGGTGAAATTGTCAACAACGATGGTGTAGTTACTGTACCAGCATCGGCATTTCAGACTAAATTCGTTTCATTAGGCGGCGCAACTTACGTAACAATTCCAGAGGACAAAGGATACGTAGAATTGTGGCTTACGGGCGCGTAACGCAACGAAACATCAAGGGGGCATATAACGTGCCCCTTTTTATACTTTTATCAAACCTAGTGCACAGGAAGTGGCAAAAATGAAGCTTTACATAAATACACAAGAGTACACCGTAAATTTACAAACAATACTTACACAAAACTTGTACAAAAAAGTCACGCCGTTGTTGACTAGATTGGAGACTACGAATGGGGCTAAAAAGGCCTATGAGTCAATGCTTCAAAAACGTATCCTAGATGACCCGTACTTGATGGGTAAGGTAAATTTGCTAGATGGTGAAAACGCGTGGGAAAATGTCAAAAATGACTCTAAATTCCAAGAGGTTGTCGGCGAAATTTTCATGACAGCCCGCGAAAATATCCTTGACTTAATCACAATAGATGAGCAAACATTGCCAGTCTTATTTGAGCTATTCAAGGAATGTATAGATAAAAAGCTCATCAATAGCCCAGAGCTGCTTGAAGCCATCAACACGCCGTTCAATTCGGAATTTTGGCAAGAACAGGATATAAATGGAATATTGGAGGAATTGCGCTTTTTTCGTCACAACGTATTGGCTAGAATCAAGACAAGTTGAGGTAATGTTTGGCGAATGGGTTGTTTTTAATGACCCCGATGACGATGAGTACGATGAGGATGAAGAGCCGCTTGCCTTTCGATATATGGATGAATCAATAATGGATGAGTATTTTGTGTTTAGGAACGTTGCGAATGGCAACCCTGATACCTACGCAAATTTGTACTATTCAATGTCTAGGCTTGATTTATTCCGCATATACGCAATGAACCTGACATTTATCAAAGAAAAATCTAAAGCACGGGAGCGTCAAAGTGGCAAATGATTTTGTTGTAAAAGCTGGGCTAGATGCCCAAGATTTGGAGCAGGGGCTTGAAGAGGTTGTAAAGAAAAGTGCGGAGGCGGCTCAGTCTGCTAGTAGCAAGTTTTCGGAGCAATTTAAGAGTACTTTTGCTGGCGTAAGTGCAGCCGATGCCGTCGGTGAATTAAAAAATCTAGCAGTACAGGGTTTTCAATTCGCATTGGACGCTGGCAACAATTTTGAAGCCGCGCTACAATCGGTATCAGCAGTGACGGGGGTAACTGGTGACGGTCTCAACGACCTTGGCACTAGAGCACAAGACTTGGCCACTAAATTCGGCGGCTCAGCAACTACTCAGCTTGAAGCGTTCCAAACAGTCCTATCAAAGTTTGGACCAGATTTGGCCAAAACGCCTGAAGCCCTTGGAACCGTTGCGGAATCCGTGAACATTCTTGGAAAGGCGGCTGGCCTAGATGCGAAGCAATCCGTTGACGCGCTCTCCAACGCGATGCTTCAGTTTGGCGTAGATGCATCAGACCCTGCAAAACTTGCACAAGAGTCTGGCAGGTTCATCAACGTATTGGCAGCATCCGCAAAGGTCGGAGCCGCTGAAATTCCTCAAGTCAGTGAAGCAATCTTACAGGCTGGTGTAGCTGCCAAGGGAGCGGGGCTAACTTTTGAAGAAACCAATGCTGCTATCCAAGGACTTGCTGTGGGCGGTAAGGTTGGCTCTGAAGCGGGTGTGGCTTTGAGGAATGTTATTAGCAAACTTATTGACGGAGGTGGAGAACAAAAAAAGGTTCTTGCTTCTGTTGGGCTTTCGTACGAAGATTTGGGTAAAAAGCTGACTACCGCAAAAGAAGATGGCGGCGGCTTGGCATCTGCTTTGGAATTATTGAAAGGCGGTTTAGATAAAATCAAAGACCCCGCAGCAAAAGCAGCAGCGGCGGGCAAATTATTTGGTGCGGAGAATGCATCGGCGGCGGGAATCTTGCTAGACCAAGTAGATAATATCAAATTATTTACAGACGGTGTGACTAATACAACCGAGGCCGTCACTCAAGCCGCAATCAATCAAGATACTTTGGCACAAAGGTTCGACAAGGTCAAAGCGGCCATTGAAGTAGGCTTAATTAAGGCATTTCAAGCATTAACTCCAATAGTAAAATTCGTATTTGACAATTTTAGCACAATAGCTACGGTGCTTGCGCCAATAGCTATTGGTTTGGCTGCCGTAGGTGTGGCCGCTTTTGTGGCCTCGCCAGGTTTTGCGGCATTTTCCGCTGGAGTAGGTGCAGCTACCGCATCAACTATTGCGTGGACCGCTGCTCTACTTGTAAACCCCGTATTTTTAATTGCAGCGGGTGTGGCAGCGGCAACAGTTGGTATCATAGCTCTTGCCGACGCCATGAATGTATCTGCAGAAGAGACTCTAGAGAATGAAGAGGCGCAACAGAAGCTAATTGAAACCCAAATAAAACAGAACAAAGAGGCTCAACAACAGGAAATTCAGACACAATCTTTGGTAAATGAGTTCCAAAATTTAGCAGGTAAGTCAAAGCTATCAGCAGAAGAGCAGAAAAAACTACAAGACATTCAGGCTAAATTGGACGAAAAGTACCCAAAACTCATAGATCAGACCAAATCTTACAAGGAAAATTTGGGAGGGGTTGCGGAAATTGGCAAAGCTACCACAACTTCGCTGCAAAACCTCAAGACAGAAAATGATAAATTGGAAAAATCGTTCCAAACTACAGCACGAAACATCCTATATGCCAAGAGAAACATTGGTATTACAGAGATTCAATCGGCAGTAGGTAGTTTAGCAGACAATTTTGTCAACGCTTTGTACAACGCAAAGACAGAAGAATCAGCACGTAAAGCAAAAGCTGCATTCTTTGATGTGTTGAACGCAAAAAAAGCGGCTGGTGAACTAGATGACCAAGAGTGGATAGATGCTACCAACGCTGCCGAAAAGGCATACGGTAGTGCTGTAGCTGCCATAAATTTCTATAAAAAAGAGGCTGAAAAGCCAATAGAACAAAAAGTAGTGATTGACACTACCACAAAACCGCCCAAGGATGATGATAAAAAAGGCGCAAAATCAAAAAACCCTCAAATTTTGGCACTAGAAGAGCTGTTAAAAGCAGAAAAGTTTTATGTGGCAGAATCAAACCGACTGGCACTAGAGGCCGCCGAAGATGGTAAAATCAGTAACGATGCCAAAATTGAGCTTTTAAAGCAAGAAGAATCAAGACTCACGACATTACTTGACAAAAATGCCAAGTACACTGATTTTACCAAAAAGGAATACAAAAGTTTGACAGACCTTGCCATTATTAATGTAGATGCGCAAGGGAAAATAACGTCAGGTATCAAAGGCGACACAGCGGAAAAGGAAAAGGCCATCAAGGCCTATGAAGACATCAGGAAGCGATTAACAGAAGTGTCAGCCGCAATCAGAGCTGCTGGAGCAGCCGACGCGGTCGAAACATTAAAATCGTCACTTGACGATTTCAAAAAACAAACTGATGAATTATCCAAAGAGCTACCTGAAAAATTGTCTACTAAGTATGCGTTTACAATAGATGATGTCGCATACGCTAACGAGGTTGATAGCCTCAAGGCTAGGTTGGAAAAAACCAACGATGACTTGAAAGGGTTGGAGGCAACTTTTAGCGTTGTGGTAGATGACAAGCAGCGTGCGGAAATAGCCAAACTAATCAAGGAAAATCAAGACAATAGGCTAAAAATTGAAAAAGAATATGGAGACATTGCTGAAAGAGTGCGAATTGAGCGTCAAACTGATGCAGACAAGCGGGCGCTTGACTTAGCTTTGTTTGATTTACGTGTAAAATTTGACAAAGAGGCTGAAGAAAATGCGGGGAATTACACTAAATTACAGGAACTTGAAAATGCCTACTTGTTGGAATCACAAAAGTTGCGCGATGCGTATGATCGGCGCAACAATATTGCCCTCGGTGTCCAGTCCGCAGTGCAGTCTAGCTTGCAACGTCAATTTAACATCGCACGACTCATTGAAGAGCGCAGGGCAAATGCTGAATTACTTGCCGAAAAGCGTGCCGCTCTCAACACTGAGGAATCAGATTTGGAAAAGTCACTCGCAGAAAGGTCAGTCACGTTTGAAGAATACCAAGCAAAGATAGCTGATATAAACAAGCGTCGTATTGATTCAGGATTGGAGGATGAAAAGCTAGGTGACAGGCTACTAAGAGACGTCAAAGCCGCATCAGACCAAGCATTCGCACAAGTTGCTACCGAGCAGGGTGAAAGGATTACCAATATAGCCAACGCCAGACGTGAAAGACAGATAGCACTAGATGCCAAGGTTGTTGAAGAGGCCAAGAAACTTGAGGCTTTAAAAGGCAAGGGCACTCTAGATGAGTTTGCAAAAGCACAAGAGGCGTTGAATAAAGCACAGCAGGATGCTGCCGATAACGACAAAACTGTGTACGGTTTTCGCCAGTCTGTCTTAGAAGATTTCGCGGCCTCAGCTCTTACACAATTCGCCACACTCGCGGCATCGGGAAAAGCAACACTTGCTGATTTTGGCAAGGTAGTTGTGCAATTAGCGTTTGAAGCCCTGCAAAAAATGATACCTGTGTTCGTTGCTAACATTTTCGGCCAAGAGGTTGGTAAGCTAGGGATTGCTGGTATAGCCACATCGGCGGGCTTGACTGTTACACTTTACGGCCTTTTCGCCGCCGCGCAATCTGCTGCTGGCTTTAAAGATGGCGTTGTTGATTTAGATGGCGCCGGAACTGAAACTAGTGACTCTATTCTTGCTAGATTGTCAAAAGGCGAATCAGTTATTACAGCAAGAGCAACACGCGAAAACAAAAACGAGCTAGAATGGTTGAATAAAACAGGCCTGCCATTGCGTGAATTTTACCGCACCCAGTTTTCGGGATATTCGATAAATGAAAATGGAGACTTGGTGAGGGAATTAAGAGAGCTTAAATCAACTACGGAGCAGCTTGGAGTATCAATCCAACGTAAGACACAGGTTGAGGTCAAAGGAATGCTCTACGCTGATTCTAGGGCAATTTCTGCTGTAATTGAATCGCACCGTAAAAAGAACTCTAGGAGGTTTTGATGAGTTGGAGGTTTTGGATAAAAATTGAAGGTTGTGACTCAGACACATTTTCGTTGGGAAATCCAACATACACGGCAGTAGAGTTGCCGATTTTGGGTATATTGCCCACAAGCGACATGGAATCTGATACAAAAAGTGCTATAAATGGGCGCGAAATCAACAGAGGCCGCATCCGTAGGGTGTTAGAAATCACATGCTCGCCCAATTCTACATGGGATTATGGCACAATCACTACAGATAATGTGTTATATTTGACGGACGTGGTGCTACAACGCAAATTTAAGCGGCTAGTTGCTCCGACGGCTCCAAAGGTATTGCCAGACCGCTACAGAGATACAGTAAATTTTCCAATTACTTCAGACCTTATTCCATTCGTATTTGCTAGGTATGATGTATCTAATGAAAAGCAATGGACATCTGGCAACGAAAGATTGGTTTTAACATGTTACGCGAGGGATTTAGTGTAATGCCTTACAATAGATTCTATACTCAGTTTGCAGACGAACAGGACTGGCAATATACTTTGTATATTTTGCCGTCGGACGCCAATGAAGGCACAGTACATACTAATTTATCTAGTGTAAATACATTCAATTTAGTTGAATTACCACAAGACTTTCTGCTAGATAACATGAGTATTGACACAGAACTTGGTGAAATACCCACAGGGCTTGTAAGCCAAACCCTAGAATTGTCAATAAACCTTGACGCTTGCCAAGGAACCGCTGCTTTAGATGCGCTCCGAGAGTCATTATTGCAGGGAACCGTGCAAAACGCAAACCCGTATAGTTCAACAGGCGCAAAAATTGATACCGTTGAGGGAATAGCCACAGCTTTTGCCCGTTTTAACACGTTTATTCTGGTAGTTAATGACGGCAGCGGCCAAAGGCCTGTATTTATTGGGGCTCAGAAATTCGCTAGCGAAAATCAGCTGTCTATAACAAGCAGCTCTGAGGTGGTTGAGTACAAAATAGAGTGTTTCGACATATTCCGTGCTATTACTGAAGCCATTCCCTCAAATCTATTTGTAGAATACATGTCTACGTTTAAAAAAACTACTCAGGTGAATTTCGGCTCAGGTTTTTCCGAATCGCTCAACGTAGGCAAAACTAGGCTGAAAATAGGTGATTATTTTGCTGTTTATGATGGAGCGAACCCCTTGAGAGCGGTGGACTTTGCTGTTGAAGACTACAACTTTTTTGTAAATACCTTCACGAATTGGAAAACATTGTTAGATACAATGCTTTCTGATTTTATGCGTAGTTTAATGTGGAATGTGTCTAGTGTGTTGACGTTGCCAATACCGTTTGAACGGGCTTGGACATTTTATCAAGTTAGGAACGATATAAATCAGCAACCATCCACAATAATTGATGAGCCTTGCTATATTCCTGACATTGTAAAGTATAGAAATGATGACGACGGCAACAGAGTAGCTGAAAGAAAGGGCGGGGTGTTGTCCGATCCAAACGCGTTGTCTAAATATTCCAATGTTTATGAGATAATTACATCAATAGTTGAAAACTCGCTTGAAATTTACAGGCTTCAATACTCTATGAGTGTAATTACAGGAGCCTTTAATGCAAGCTACAGCTCGGATTACATAAAGCCACAAACAGGCTCAGGAATTACATTTAATAGTGCCAATATACTTGACAAAGCTGAATTTAAAATGTTTCAGGAAACAGTAAAATCAGCAACGGTATCATCCTCAATGCTTCAAGGCGACAAAGATACCAAGGAAATTAGCTACTCAGAGCAGGGAACGTCTGCCGACAATGGAAAGGACTTGGAAATTGTCTTTCACAATCTAGGCTCCGCCACATCCCGACAAGCCAGAACTGACAACGGCGGTTTGGATGGCATTTACCGTTTTTACCCAAAATACGGCATTAATTCAGGCACTATTGTGTGGAATAACAACGGCGCTGTTGAAAAGCCTGACACTAAGTGTTTATTTAAATACAGTAGCACTGAATCTATCAACCTAGATTACAACATTGTTGTCATCGGGGGCAATTCTAGCCCAAACGCTCAACTCATTATAGAACAACAAACAGCTGGTTTACCATACACTCTTGCCGTATCTTTGGTCAAAGCGTTTGGTTCTGCCAAGCAGGTTGAGGTAAATTTTACAACTACTCACGATGCCGTTGCGTTTTTCCAAGTAGGAATGCAATGTACTGTAGATATTAACAGTTTAAGCCCGTTGCTTACCAAAATTTACAATTCTAACACAGGTACGGGTGTAATTACCAACCATAAACTTGATGTTTACACAGGAAAAGTAAACATTAGTGTAAGGATGTACGGATGAAATACAACGAGCCATTAAGACCAAAAGGAGTAGGCAAAAAACAGCTAGCTTTTCCAGTAGGAACAACATACACAGAAATGTCCAGCGATGAGTCGGAATTTATTTTGAGACAGTCAGCTGACAGCCCTGACAGGGTTTCGCTTGAAAAAACCACGGACTCTATTGGCGTAGCCAGAATGGCGGGTATAGCAAGCGCATCAGAAGCACACCACTCTGCTCAAAATTTCCCGTTTGAAATGGCAGGTATCACGGAATTTGCCATGTCTGGACCAAGCGGCGGTATTTCCGCATCTATTCCTTTTGCCAATCCTATTGTGCGAAACGACAATTTTTGGTACGACCAACGCACTAGATACATAATGTTCAATCAGACGGGCTGGTATTTTGTGCGTGTATTCTATTATTCTACGGCAATAAGCGGAAACATTGACTGGGGGCTGCGTGTAAAAACCAATGTAAATAACACATTATTTGGCGAAACCTATGATAATTACATTGACTACCGCACATCTTCGAAATGGTGTACTGTATCTGGCAGCACTATTGTCAATATTCCCAACCAAAATGAGCTAGTAAACACAAACGGCAGGTACGGGCTGACAGTAGAGTTGTACACTACAGCAACTTTTGCCAGTTTTACAAGCGGAAACACAAACGCTTCATTACAAATTTTCAGGCTTGCTGATTTATTCGAGGCTCAAAGGGCAATATTTAACAAAAACTTGTAAGGAACACATATATGTCAATTTTTTATTCAGGACAGGTTGGAGAGTACAAGGTCAAATCTACATTCGACTTTGGTACCCTTGACACCGTTGCCTACGCTAGTGGTGATATTCTCACATCGGCTGCGGTAGCAATCCCAAACGCTTCAAGGTTCGCTGGTGACACGGGTACGATAGTGCGCATCATTTTAAATGAATCTACCACGGGTACGTTGCAAAGACCATCATTACGACTGTGGTTTTTTGGCTCATCGGTAACACCCGCCGCGCGCAATTCCCCTCAAGCCTTCAATACTACACAATTTAACGTCCTTTGCGGCTATATTGACGTGTTAAATACAAATTGGTTGAACGGTGGAACCGGCGCGGCTGTGATAGATACAGCAGTTTCGGTACCTTACGGGCTTCAACCTACATCAACCACCCTGTATTTAGTGCCAGAGGTGCGGGGTTCCTACACCTTTCATTCTACAGCCAAGATAACAGGCACCGCAATTTTAACAGTAGACTAAGGCAAAATATGGCACAGATGAATGTTACGGACATAAACGATGGTACGATATTTTTTGTCCAAAAAACGCTAGTAAATTCAATTTACGAATTGGATATTTACAGGCAAATCGTAATGATTTCTGGCGAAATTTATGACGTAGCTGAGACTTTTGCTCATTTATCGGGTGAGCTAGGGAATCAAGGCGGCGGGGGCGGGAATGTCTAGTGAAAAATTTACCGTAAAATAAAAAAAAATTTTTCCATCAAGAATTGTTGGCGGGTTCACAAACGTAGTGAATTCGCCTTTTTTATTTTCAGCATGAACTAAAAAATAAATTTGGAGGCGGTTCTCTTATTCCTTATGTTCGCCTTTGTAATTGATTCGCAACTAAATTATCGGATTAAAAATGACAACGCTAGTAATGAGAAGAATGAATAGTAAAACTCACTACATTTTACTAAAATTTGACAACCTTGCCGACGCTCTTCAGTACGCCTCGAAATATCTTGACAGGCTAGTAGATGTCCTAGATGAAAATGGAAATTCATTGTATTTTTAAATTTATTTGAGTAGTAACATGACATACGCACAACACGCCGCATCTAGACTAAGTAAAAAAGCATTTGAGCTCCGATACAAAGAGTCTAGTGAAAATTTACGTAAGTACATCAGCCGCACACGTTGCGAGGAATTCCCTGACGACTTGATTGTGGAGTATCACATGAAAGGTGAAGACTTTTGCCCGCTAAGTGATGAAGAGTATGAAGAGTCTAAGACAAAATTTATCAACTACGCTGTATCTAACATGCCCGCTGCTGACGTAACTTACTTAGAGCTATTATTTGAAGATATTGTAGCACTAGAATTGTACATGCTATAATCAATTTTTTATCTTATTATTTGGAGAGAATGATGGAAAACTCACAAAATTTGCAACCCAGTCCAATAAAACCAAGCGTGGACATGGAAATTAACAAGCAAGTTGGCACTACTATCGTTGAGCAGCTAGGAGGCAACCTGTTTAGACACATGGTGTCGGCTGAGTTTTACCTGCCAGCCGACTGTTACGGCTTGGTAGTGCGGTTCAAAGGTAGCAAAGTAGCCAATGCCTTACACATTAAACTGAACTCAATGGATACCTACGACTTGACTTTTATGAAAGTACATGGTGTTAAAATCAAGTCAGTTGAGGGGTTTTTTGACGTATATTTCGATCAATTACAGCCACTCTTTACACAAGTAACAGGTCTTGCTACAAGATTCTAATTTAAATTACAATAAAAACACATTTAATCGGAGAAAAAAAATGGAAAAGATACCAAATATCACATCTGCTGTGCAATTTACACACAACTTTTTCAAATACTACACATCTAACTTTACAATCTTTTCACCAGACGAGCTTTCAAAGCTGTTAGAGCCAACAAACCTATTGCTAGGAATGTTCGAAGTGTACAACAATACACACTCCGAGCTAGTAATGCAGGAGCAATTGATTGAAGACCTCAGAGCTGAGTTGCCATTAATTCAAGCCGACATTGATTCCTTTGACCCTACCGACCATATTGATGACATGGAGGATGAATTCGATGAGTTTATTGATGATATGTACAGTGATATTGACATATTTGACAATAATTTTACAGCGTCTGATGTGTTAAAAACAATGGACTCTAGCGAATATCGCCAAAAGTTGTATGAGTACGTTGAAAGAATCTTTGAAGAAGAGCCGAGAAGATTTGAGCCGTACGCACAGTTGCTTGACGAACTCAAGAGAGTTGAGGACTCTATTGAAGAGCACGAGGCAAAATTGCCAGAACTAACAATCTTAATGAACACATATACAGCAAATCTATTGGTAAAACTGTCAAGCATGTACGAACAGTACAAAAATATAGTGCCCGAGGGCTCAACCGACGTTGACCAACTCAACGCTATTATCAAAAACACATTTTTTAGCAACGAAAATTAAGATGCCTGTTAAATTATTTGAGGAAGTGCCTAGGAACGCACTGAGACAATTTACGGTGCGTTTCTGGGCAATTTAAAACCATTAAGAAACTAACTATCGTGAGGACAAAATGAATTCTCTTAATCAATTTAAACACATATCCGAGCCAAATTTGACATTGCGCTATGAAGCTGCCAAGTCAGACGCGCGGAAATATGCCAAACTAGCAAAGGAATGGCAAGAGTATGCCGAAAAGACAGACAGAGACTTGGATAAATTGTACAGCGATCTAAATTTTATGTTAAAAGCACAGGTACTAGCATTATTCTTGTTAGGAACTGCAATTATAGCAATGTTTATTTAATCTTATTTGGAGTATTATGGAACAAAAAACGTGGATAAGCACAAGCGAGGCTGCGGAAATGTACAATTGTTCGCAGCGGTACATCAATATGCTCATAACGGGCAGGACTAGGCGCAAAAAAACAGCAGTTTGGACAGTAAAACCAAAGCTAAGTGATGTAAAAATCACAGTTTCGAGCAAAGGAAAGCAAAAATTTTTTGTAAATAAGCAAGAAATAGAGAAATTTTTTAACAAAATAATGGAAAACCCAAATGTTTAGTATCGTAAAAAAGACAGAGCCTGTTGTAATTGGTGGAATAACTGTGACAATTTATGGAGACGCTGGAACAGGGAAAACTACCTTGGCAAATACCGCATCAAAACCAATCATTATTGATTTCGATAATGGCTACCACCGCAGTAGTTACAGGCAAGAGTACATTCCTATTGGCAGCTGGGCTGATATTAGTGACAATATGCACACCTTTTTTGACGCCATTGCTGAATACGACACAATTGTTATTGACACCGTAGGCTCTATGCTTGACTATATCACAATTCATCTTATTGAAAGAGAGCCGAGGCTTGCAAAAGCCACGATGCAGATGTATGGCGAGCTAAAAAAGACTTTCCAAGACTTTCACAGGCGCCTGACAGCTATGAACAAGAATGTTGTGTTTATAGCACACGCTCGCGAAAAGGAGGAAAATGAGCAGCGTAGATTGCGTCCGAATGCTCAAGGCTCATCGTATGACTTAGTCATCCAAAAATCTGATTTAGTTGGCTATATGACTGTAGTAGGTGGCAAAACTGTGCTAGATTTTGACGCAACCGAGCAAAAAATTGGTAAAAACTGTGCAAATCTCAAGCCTA